GTCGATGGTAAAGAGAAATTAATTGCTGAATTGGGTAAGAAAGATGTTGAAGCACTTAGAGGAAGACCTGAAACTTTGGAGGAAATAGCACAAGCCCAACTTACGGAAACCGAATTACTAATAGCGGCAATCAAAAGTTTAAGAGATACGTTTGCGGGTGTATCAGCTGGTAATAAAATGACTCAAGATTTAACACAAGCTGTAAGAGCAAGTATTGAAGCGACGAACGCAGCGCCAAGAACTTTAACGACAGGAATGAGAGGGGGACTTGAAAGGGCTGACACTACATATGAAAATTTCCCTAAACTTATCAAAGAAATGTATCAAGATTTGTCTAGTGGAAATTTTGATTTAACTAAATATACAAAAAAACTTACTGACGCTTCTGAGGGATATGTGAACGATTTAGAGAAACTCGGAAAAAAAATTCAATCTTTTGATTTTACTGGTGAAATATCAAAAAGAATCAGTGGAGATAATTTGATTGCCAAAGGAGTTGATTTTGGTGTAAATCTTACTGAAGTTTTAATTGGAAAGGTGGATAATCTATTTGTAGACCCTTTAAGACAGAGTGTATCCAATGCAACTACTCAATTAAGTAATATCAATACGACAACAGTAAATAATAATTTAAATAATTTAGGTACACAATCGAGTAAGACAGCGGCAGAGTTAGGAAATTTACAATCGACAATTAAAAATAAGTCCACAGTTATATCACAACCTACTAACATTAGCAGTGCGCCTCCTATAATCCCCCAAAATATACAGACTATGGTGGTCACAACACCTCCAGGATCTACGAATCAAAATGTATCATTTTCGCCAATAACGGGGGGGATCGAGTTGAAGGTCGTAACCCAAGACGGACGAAGTTTGGATGTAACTAATCAAATCGTGAATAGTTCCGAATTTCAAAGAAAAGTTGTTGAATTAATTTCAGAAAGAATGAATCAATCAACATACAGTAATTTACCAAATTCGACAAGAACTACGTAGAAAAAAATCAAGGATGGGTATTTATTTGTAAATAATATATGCCATCTAGATTAACATTTGATGCCACTTCAGCGGTAAGAAACAGTTTGTTAGTTAGGAATTTAAAACCATACTACAAACCAGGTGCTTTTGGATATTCAGTATCAAACCAACCAAATCAGTACGAACCGAGTCAATATTCCGTTATTGATTCTCCTGATCAGTTAATTGATTTAGCGCCATTTGCTGATGGCTTATACTTAACAAATGAATTCGGACCTTATGGGGGATATAATAAGGATATTTCAGGATTAATATCTGTATCTCAAAATCCAACAAATAGAGGTCCTTATGGTCCATTCCCCCCCTATACAGACGCACTTAAAGTATTTTCGGAAAGTTTTCAAAAAAAAGGTCAAATAAAAAATGAATATTCACCGAGAGATGGTTTTATAAGATACTATGATATTGGTGATATCGTTAAGGTACAAAAGAATGCAACCTATTGGGATCCACCAAGTTTCAGACCTTCTTCCTACTCACCTTTCAGTGTTTTATTACAAGAAATACCTGAAGGGTCTAACGGGCCTGTAACGGACGACTCGAGGCTGGCACAATTGAGTGTTGAGTTTCTTAAAAACGCATATCAACAAAGAGTAGATCAAAACGTTCGAACTGAAACTCTCGGTAGGGTTAACATATTAAATGGTCTCCAAGATCCAATCAACTTATCATTAATTGTTGCTGGTAAGAGACCGTTAATTTTTAGAGATTATAAAATCACATCGGGTGGTGGAAATATTCTATCACAAGGACAAGATATTGTCCAAAGAATCGCAGGATTTACTTTACCATTGTCACCTATCCCAGGTGATTATTTTACAGTAGATAATGAACAAAGAACTATAAATTCAACACAATCTTTAGCAAGAGCTAGTGAGGGTGGAACTAGAGGTGGTGTATTTGGATTATTTGGAAGTAGACCAACGTCTCCTTCACAACTCTTTTTAGATTACACAGGTGAAGGTCAAAGAGCACAACTAACAAACAACTTAGATTACAACAGATACAGACCAAGGTACAACACTGGTGGACGAGGGATCATATCGGCAATTGGACAGGCAATTTTTGGGTCTCAAGCTCAAGATTTAGGTCAAGGATTATACTATGTAGGTTCACCAGATAGAGAACCAATTTACTTAAATTCACCCCCTGGTGCAGTTCCAATCAACGAGTTTGGGCAAGAAGTTTTAGCACCTGTTTATGGACCACAAGTATTGGGTAAAGAATATGAAGGTCAAGAACTTTCAGAACAATTAAACTTTGGTTTTGTTGGAACAACATATCAAAGTCAAGGAAATATAACGGGAGGGTTTTCTTGGGTTAATAGTAGAGTAGCTCCAGACGCGGGAAAACGAGTTGGTCCTAATGGGACAGCTTTAACCGAAGATCCTGACTATTCTGTCATAGCCAATCAGTTTGTTGCAAGTGAGTCATCAAACCCAAGATATGAATTTAAACCTGGTTCTATTCTTGATGATACACAAAGGTTAGTTGAGTCAATGCCTTTGGACGGTAATAGATACTCACATGTTGGGAATGCTATAAATCAGACAAGTAAAATTTTTAGTGACGGGTACAAATTGATTACCAAAGGGTCAAGAGTTTTGAGTTTTACACCAGGTCAACTCAATACCCCTTTGGAATATTGCCGAGTTTTTACTAAAGATACTCCGTATATTTCATATGGTGATTTACAAAAATCGGATGGAAACATTCGAAAAGCTTCGTATTCAATATTGGATAAGACTTATCAACTTAACATTGCACCCGAAAAAGGGGGTGACTCGATATTACGAGGAGAGGGTGGTGTCAAAAAGTATATGTTTTCCATTGAAAATTTGGCTTGGAGAACCTCGTCAAGACCTGGACTTAGATACCAAGATTTACCAAAATGTGAACAAGGACCGAATGGGGGAAGAATTATGTGGTTTCCTCCGTATGATTTGGAATTTAGCGAGGACACGAGACCACAATTTAACGAAACAACATTTTTGGGTAGACCTGAACCAGTATACACCTACAGAAATACAACAAGAACTGGTACGTTAAAATGGAAAATTTTAGTAGATCATCCATCGGTATTGGATTTGGTTGCTCAAAAAGTTTTGGCGAATGAGGGTTCAAGAGAAATAGCCGATCAGGTAATTAATTCATTTTTTGCGGGTTGTAAAAAATATGATTTGTATGAGTTAGCGACATTTTATAATAATGTCCCATTAACAGAACTTCAAGCGTGGCAAGAAGTTGTAAACAATCCAAATGTTACGCAGGAACAACGCCAAGATGCCATCAATAATAATCAACCAGACCCACAAAGTGTTAGTATAACAACAGTCGAGCAACCACAAATTCCTAATTTACAAGAATATCTAAATTTTGGATTTTATTTTGATAATGATATACCAAAATCTAACGATGCAAGCTACGAACCATTATACTCGGCATATACATCAGTTGCAAATAAAAATAAGTATCGGGAAAACACTAAACCACAAAATCAAGTCCAACCTGTTCAAGAATTTTTTACCTCAGTTGTTCAAGGCAATTTTGAAAAAATGAAAGAGTTGTGTCAGAAAATGTACGATATTCTTTCACAGAACTCAGACGTAAAGATTAAAATTAATTTGTTCTCATCGGCATCTGAACCTGGAAGAATCTCATACAATCAGAGTCTTTCAGAAAGAAGAAATCAATCCGCATTAACTTTCTTTAAAAACTACAAATTCAGTGGAGGTAAAAGTTTATCGGAATATATCAATAACAGTAGATTAACTTTTCAATTAAATGCGGTCGGTGAAACAACCACCGTAGACCCCAAGAGGGGGGATGGTCAATGTGGTAATTCAGTAAATTGTGGAAGCGTTTTGACAGGTAATACCAAAATATATTCTACTGCGGCTATGGCGTGTAGACAGGCAAACATCCAAGGTATTCAGGTAATTTCCGAACCGAGGAATCCAACACCAGCAAATGTAGGTTCTAACATTGTATTGACCCAAGATGGTCGAGAAAACCAAGCATCAGCAAGACCGACACCAGTATCAGTTAATCAACCTACCAAAGACTTATACAAGGGTGCGTCTAAAAAACTTTTGAGACTATTGTTAAATGAATGTGATTATTTTGAAGTACTTAAAGAAACGGATTTCTTTGCATACGACTCAATCAAGAATAAATTAAAACATTTCAATCCTTCATTTCATTCAATGACCCCCGAAGGATTAAATTCACGACTTACTTTCATTCAACAATGTTCAAGACCTGGTGATACTATTCCGACAATAGGAACTGATGGACAACCAATATACAATGACGCTTTAAACACATCTTTTGGAGCCCCACCAGTATTAGTGTTAAGAGTTGGGGATTTCTACAATACCAAGATAATTCCAACTTCATTTGGTATTACTTACGAGAAAACTTACGACATGAATCCTGAGGGTATAGGGTTTCAACCTATGATTGCAAACATCACTATGAGCTTTAATTTCATTGGTGGATCAGGTCTTGCTAAACCGATAGAAACACTCCAAAATGCTCTATCTTTTAACTACTATGCGAATACAGAAGTTTACGATGAGAGAGCAGAAACAACCGACACGTCGTTTAATGCTCTCGATAAACAAATTATTGAAAAACTACGGAACACTTTACCAGGTGTAGGTGTAGCAAATAACATTTACAATCTACAAAACGCAGGTGGAGACACTATCGGACTTTTTGTTGGAACAGGTGAAAATATTTCAGGGGTTACAGGTAATTTGAACTACAAAACATTTGTCAACACTTTTGTGGAGGCAACAAAATTTTATTATACAACTACGATTAGTTTTTTTGATAATATTTTGAAAAAGTATGGGTATGGTCTTTTATCTTTAATGAATACAACGAGCGGAAATAATAGAGGATATTCTGAAGGAGTTTTGGGTACCTTACCAACTTACTTATACGGAAAACCACTTTTGTATCAAAGAAATGTCGATTCCGTTTTTGGAATATTACAATCTTATGTTGAATCACAGGCTTTGAATATATTCAGTGCCGCAACATTAAATAGTGCAGGAGTTGTAACGTTCAGTATTGGAGCATTAAGTGATCCGTCAGTTACAGAAACGGACAAAGAAATTTTCAAAGGAAATTATCAAAGATTTTTGGATTCCTACAGATCAAGTTTTATAAATGAAGCTACTGAAATGGTATCTAACTTGGTAGAGTTCGAACAGAATTATGTTTTTCAAATAGATAGATCCAATTATATTATAGCAGAACAGGTGGATGGAAAAATTGATTCTAAGGGCATTGCTGTAATTTATAAATTCTCAGGGTCACCATCTCAAAGAACACAACTTGGCCTTGATATAGATAGTATATCAACGAACAACACTTCCTTTTTGAGTTCTTTAGGTACAGGAGGATTATATTTGGATAATTTTCAATCCAATTTGAACCAACCTTTAACAAATCCTTATAATTCTTATATTTTCAGTATTGATATGTTAGCAACCACATCTTTTAGTTCGTCTAATGCGTTAATAAGTGCTCCACAACAAGCAGAGTTTTTGATTTTAAACAAAATTTATAGAGACAATACGGCACTACAAAATTTTGTAGCAGATTTAGTGGTTGGTTTATCTGAATATTCTAAGAGTACAATTACCCAATACTATGGAACTTTTTTAAAAGTTACCTATGATGGTCTTACAAACGCTGGAGTTAATCTTCTAGAAAACTATAAATTAACACTTGGTAAAAATTTTGTGAACTACACACCATCATTTTCCTTGACTGAAGAAAGAGTGATTAATTTCCAACAAGATTTGACAAACGATATTGGTTTTACTTCTAATTTACAACAATTGTACTCACCAAATAATCCAAATACAAGTCCGATCAATTTTAATCTCAAAAAGAAATTTAACTGATGGAACAATATTACAACAGATACAAAGAGTTTTTAATCAACGGAGAGCAGACCGTTGTACCATTTGTTCCATTACCATCTAAAGGGACCGATCAAAGATATATTTATAAAACCGCTGTGAGTAGATTGGATAAAATATCACAACAATATTATAACACCCCCTTCTTCGGTTGGTTAATTTTACAAGCTAATCCACAATTTGGAGGGTTAGAATGGAATATTCCTGATAATTCAATAATAACCATTCCGTTTCCTTTAGTATCATCTCTTCAAGATTACCAAAACGCGTTAAACAACCATTTCTTATATTATGGCAGATAATCTTTCAAGAGTAAATGAAGATGTATTTGTTGTTCAGAGTTACGACAATATCCTTTTGGTTGATCCAAACAAAGTAATTAACCCAGACGGACAAGTCAGGGAGAGAGGTATAAAACAAGAAGACTTCGTAATGTATGCAAATTTGGAAGCTCAAATGCTTCCAAGGACCAAACTTATTGAGGGTCAAGCACAAGATGATGGAATACAGACTCAAGTGTTAGCGTCTATAAATTTTTTGAGACCTGGAGGAAAGACCTTTTTGGACAACACTTATACAGATCAATTTACGGGGTTAAACTCGTTGACCGCTCAAGGTATTAATCAACCTAGTATTCAACAAATAAGTAAACCAAATAAATCATCTGAATTTTATTATGCTCAAAACACAACAAATAAACAAGACACGGGTCTTTTGGGTATTGAAAGTATTGCAATAAAAAACACGAGATCATTCACCCCTACTGTGGATATGGTTTTGATAGACACACACGGTAGAGCTTTATTTGAAAAAGGTGAAAATTCAGAGTATGCATTTTTCTTTAATTTACCATATCCGACGTTTTATTTAACAATCAAAGGGTATTATGGTAAAGCTATTAAATACCAATTGATTCTCACCAAGTTTTCAGCGGCATTCGAGTCAGCGACAGGTAACTACAGAATTACATTACAATTTTATTCATACAAATATACGGTTCTTGCTGAAACACAAATAGGGGCTTTGTTTGCGACACCATTTATGTACGCTAGTGATATTAAAATAACAACAGAACAATCACCATCAATCTCAGCGGCTCAAGTTTCTGTTGGTGATGACAAAAAAACGGCAATAAACGTAAGAACTACTCGTGGTCGACAATTTATATCAAATGTGTATAAAAAATACAAAGCACTTGGTTTGTTAGACCCTGACTTCCCAGAAGTTACGTTTCCTGAATTTAGAGCACAACTCCAATCTCTACAGAAAAATTTAGAAACAACTTTTGGACAATCAGATTTTACACCACTAACAAACGCTGATGACTATTTCGAAATATTACAAACATTTAGAAATGCTGTCACAGATCCGACTAGTGAGTTTAGTTGGTTCAGAAAATACATAGATACAGATAAAATATTCATTCTTAAACAAAAAGATAATAACACAGGTACTCAAGATAATAATCAACCCACAACTCAAATTATTAAAAACTTTAAAACGCGGGTTTGGATTTTAAACCAGCAAACAAGATCCAATAGTCAATTTGTTGAAAACGCACTCACTGAATTACAACAAATAGTAACAAAATACAAAACTGCTTTATTAAAAAACCCAACGTTTGGTGTTGGCGGTACCTATACAATTGACAAAGTAGTACGTACTAGCCAGATAAAAACAATAGAGCAAATAGACGCTTCAAAGAGTAAAGATAGAGCTTTAGTAGAAGAAAATAGCTTTGTAAAAAAAATAACAGAAAATGACATTGATTGGGTGGAGACATTTAAAGCTAGAAACAAAAGAGCACCATTAGATGTCGAGGTGACAACACTACAGAACCAAGAAGGACAATTCTTTCGAACTATTGTAGATCAACTCGCACAAGGTGTTACGTTTCCAAGTTATACGTTTGTTTTTTCAAATGGTGTTGGGCAATTTGAAGAAATAATCGATAAAACATTTGGTGAGTTGGAGACTCAAAAGAAAACTGTTATCGAGTACCTATCTATTTTTTTAAACAAAAAAATTGAAGGACCAAATGGTTTAGGATTCAAGCCTACGATGAGAAATGTTATGGGTATTATTTTCGCATCGGTTGAGGCTTTTTATAGATTACTTGATCTTGTACATAAAAACGCATGGGTAGAAAGAAATAATCCAATAAAGAAATTCGCGTGTTATGGTCAAGCAAGCGATGGTGTTTCACCTGATATTAAAAACAATAATAAAGATGTTAATCAAAACAGCCAAGTTAATCAAGAGGTGTACCCATGGCCTTTGTATTTAACCAAACAGATAGAAAAAGATGGTAAACAGAACTATGTTGTTATGTATCCTGGTGAACAATCGGAAATTCAAAAAACTAGAGCGTCTAACTACCAGATATGGCCTGAAGTACAATTTGTTGAAGAATACATCAGAGGTATAACTAAAAGTTATCAGAGTGAATCCCAACAATCGGGTAACTTAAGTGAAAATGATATAGGACGAATAATCAATAGGATTACAGTTAATGCGGTTGAATTTCCAACAAGTAATGCCATACTAAGTGACTTACAAGATGTAAAGTTCCTATATGAAATATATGAGAGAGTACTTTTACAAACCTTTTGGGATCGACTATCAAGACCTAATGCTGAGAAAGTTGGTATTATAGACAGTTTGTCTGAAATGGAACTGATAAATATTCGAAATGCTTTGAATTCATTTTCCAACCCATTCATTACAAAATTATTAAAGAACACCGCTTTTAGTTCTACAAACTACCTACAAGTCTTGAGAAACATATCAAACGAGGGGGTTGGTATTTCTTGGCAACAATTTATAAGAGGTGTTTTTACATCAGATTATTTAAGAGCCAAAACACAAAAAGATTTTTCTATTTTACCTGCGGCAACAATAAGTTCTGGAGCGAATAATTCTAGTAAAGACACAAGTATATTGAAAAATGTCCAAGAGTTTATTAAGAGTAGTTCATCAAACACAACTGATTTATTGGATTTGTACCCGTTTGTAGATAATTCTTGGGTACAACAAAATCTATCGAATGTAAACAATAATTCATCGTACAATAGTACTACAAGAAGTTTGTTTTTGAACGACACTCTAAATTACATCACCAATTTTCAAACTATTGCAAACGCTAATAACAATATCAATAGACCATTTGTAAATAATTCTTATTTATCCTTTACGGAACCTAATATTGTAATTTCCAATTTTCCACAACAAATAGGGTCTAATAATTTTGTGGACTTCAACACGTATTATACAGAGAAGATAAATTCATCTAAATTTGCAATCACGGAAGGTCCTTTAAGTTATAGTGGAAATACAGGTAATCTTCAACCGAATCAAACGGTATCAATGTTGAATACCCCGTATTTTACAAACGCATTTATCGAAGGTGTACAAAACGATAGAAATGACATTCAGTATCCATATCTAAAAGCGGCATATCTATTTTTGAATAGTTTACCTTTATCCACTTTGAGGGAACCTCTCAAAGACATCGTAGACGTAACATCTAATGTTAACAATGTTTCTAAGGATTATTTATTTGCAACACTGACAAAGTTTGGTGCTATACATAGATTACCTTACGCATGGATCTTAAAATATGGTTCTATATGGCACCGATATAAAAAGTATGTTGAGTCTAGAGTCGACATTTTAGATTCTGTGTGGAAAAATGTGGATGTTGGTCAAATATACTATCCAACAACAAACAGTTTACAACATCAATATGTTACAAAAAATTTGTATGGTAGTGGAGTTACAATATACGCTCAAACAGAAATTTTGAATCCATTTTCAATTGAATCAATTCAGAAAAAGTATGTTGGATTTTATCCGTCACTTGTAAATGATGTTTTATTCTTTTATACTGGGTTGGACTTTTTGACGGGTTATACAAATAATGATTTAGATAACTTTGTTGATGAAGGTTTGAACATTGGAGCTACAGACGCAACAATGAGAGAGGGAATTGGGTTCGATCCTAATTTCACAAATCGTTTCGCTTCCTTAGATTTTCAGGGTTGGTTTATGACCTTCAATACTAAAACATCCGCAAAATTCAATACTACCGCTCGAAACAAAACTATTGTGTTACCTAGTTTTGGTACTAATTACAATCAAGTAAAATATGAATGTTTTAAAAATGATGGAACAAGGTTGATTATGTCACAACCGATTTTCAACAATAGTGCTGTTAATGATGGATCGATTAGATTTTTTTGGGGAGCCCCCAATTTTGGGTATTTCGACAATAGCAGTATTACAAAACCAGCATACAATGAATATGTCAATTTAATACAACCATCCAAAGATAATAGCAATGCGTTCGAAATGTCAAATAAGTATTCGAATATTGAAGAAATTTTTGGTGTTTTTAAGACAGAAATATTGGATGAATTCGAAACAGAATTTTTAAATTTTTCTAGATCTGGTCGACAATTTAATAGTCAAGAACTTTTGTCTGATGATTTTGTGAACAGATCATTCCAACAAGTTTTTGCAAATTGTTTAGTTGTTGATGAAGTTTCTAAAGAATTGACACAAACAAATTATGTGAATACTTGTGTAACAAAACAAGGCAGAGTATTAACAGAGGCCATACAAAAATTCTTAAATTATAATATTGCTTTCAAATTTGGTAACCCAGGAAATTTTGATAGAAAGTTATTTGGAAGTGTCACTACAGACGATAGGTATAGAGTTTTTGATGGATACGATTTTTCACCATATGTACTTGGATCTTTACCAGGAGATTCATTACAAACAAGTTTGCTCGACTCACAATTTAGATATCCTGAGGCTTGGAAAACTTTAAGGACCTACGTTGGGTTTGCAACTGTAGATGGTATGAAGTATAGTGATAGTGGAAGTTGTATTACAGACTTTTTCATTACTATGAATGTTGGGTTTACACCAGAAAACATCCAAATAGTTGCTCCACTCGTAAAAATATTTGCAACCCAAAAACTAGGAGAACCGTTTAACAATTATACAAGAAGTGATTTCGTTACAGAAATAAATGATTTTTATACCACAAAAAATAATTTTCTGAATTTAGTTTTAAATTCACTTTTCAACTTATTACAAAAACAATTACCTCAATTAGAGGAATCCACAGATAAACCTTTATTGTCAGCGATCAATGGAGTTCAACCCAAAATTGAATTATATCAAGCATTCAAATCTTTCAATGATAAATGGATTGCTGGGGCTAACTTTGACGAAAAAACGATATTCGAGGAAGTTTTATTTTTAGACAGAGCAAACAGAGATGTTGGAGATGTTCTTGTAGATCCATTTAAATTACTAGAATTCTTTAATTCTTATGCAAGTTTAGACGCACGTGTTATTGATTTTGTCAGTAAAATTTTAGTTGACAATAAATTTTTTATGATGCCAATGCCTGCCTACATTAATTGGTGGGGTCAAGGTGAAGTCCGAAATGGTATTGAACCAAAATCTCAAACGGTCGAAGACATTGCAAATAATTTATTTGGAATTTACAATAATGTGGACACTCGTTATTCTAGACCAGCATTTTTATGTTACTATGTTGGGAATCCAAGTGAACATTTGGATTTAAATCAAAACTCAAATTATGGATGGAGATCGGATGGTTTTGATTTCGCAAATCAATCTCAAAATAGTTTGGCTGCCACAAACACTAAACAAAATTGGGCAAACACAAATAGGGTGGTTGGTTTTAATGTGGATTTTGGAACTCGTAATCAAAGTATATTTAGTTCCATTAATATGGATCAAATTCTTGGAGCATCTACCACTGAAGCAAATAAGGTAATTACTGAAATGGCGGCACAAGCGGGCGGATTAAGAACAAGTTTAGGTAGTGTAAGTCTATACAATCTTTATAAGACAAGGAGTTATAATGTACGAGTTGAAGCTTTGGGATGTGCACTTATTCAACCTACCATGTATTTCAATTTACGATATGTACCCATGTTTAATGGTGCATACCAAATACAATCAGTAGAACATAGAATAGAAGCAGGTTCTTTTAAAACATATTTCGAGGGAATAAGAATGCCTTTTTATTCACTAGCTAAAATTGACACACAACTTTTATCAATCAATAACAACTTATTAAGCGAATTAGTTCAACAAGTTAGAAGATTGAAACAATCGAGTACACCAACAACTGGAACTACAAACAATATAAGTATAGTAAACTCAATTCAAACAAACCTTCGTTATGCTACCGTTCAACCTATATTTTGTGACGCAAGTATACGAAGTTCAGAGTTACCATATAAAAATTGGGAAGGTATTGAAGGTTTTGTATCTGGAATCACCTATGCTAATTTTAGTAACATTTTGAAACAAAAAACTACAGACCCAAGAGTAAGAGCAATGGTATTCTATACCGCATATAATAATGGGCATGACGACAACCAATTTATTACGTTCAACTACGACCTAGGAGGTACCCCGTTAGGTGGATACCCAATACCAAACATAAATTATGGTGGATTGAATAGTTACATGTCAGATGTTTATACTTGTAAACAATTTCCAAATGGTGGTAGAGTTCCATATGCTACCTTTGCAAGTTTCGAAAAATCAATTGAGTTTATCAAAAACTTGTATTTTACAACAAATAGTAACAATCTTTTAATACCTGATGCTAAAATTGGTTATAATAATAAGTGGGTAACTGAAGCAGATTATGTTGAAAATATGTTAATCCTTTGGGCTTACTATTGGCCAAGGAAAAGATTCCAAACACCAGAAGATTTCCAAAAATGGAACACGAATAATGTTGATCAGAAAGATGCATTTATAAAAGTAGGAAATGAAGTTTATCAAAAACTTAAACAGTTCAAGTTGATTTAATTCAATATCAATATATTTATTGGAAAAAGATTATGGAACTACAAAATATTTTAGACAATTATTTGGGTAAAAGAACAAGTTATACTCAAAAACAAGTAGCAAATGGCTTTAGTGAGGTTTGCGATTTAGATACAGGTGACTGTTATACTGTAAGAGAAAGGGATGGTTTGATTGAGAGAGTTGATAATACAATGAGAACAAATAAAAAAATCCAAGTAGAAACGTCTCACGGAATTAAACAATTATTAAATGGATAACATATGTCTATAGAAAAAAAAATTCTTCAAGAAATCAGACGCCATCACCAAATTAACAAATATGTGACGGAACAAGAAGTTGCACTTGATGTGGCACCACCAATTCTAGATCCAAATGCTCCACCATCTACAGATCCAATGGCGGGTGGTCAAACTCCACCGCTTGGCGCTACAGACCCTATGCTTCCACAAGAGGCACCAACACCTGAAATTATTGATGTATCTCAAGATGACGAAGTTGAGAAAATAGATTCTGAAGGTCAAACTGAGGAAACAGAATCAGGAACCGAGGAACTCGAGATTACGGATCTAGTAAATGCTCAAAAGGATATACAAAGTAAACAAGAAGAATACTTTGATAGGATGTTTAAACAATTAGACACACTTCAATCGAAAGTAGGTGAAATGGATCAGTTAATCGATAAAATCAATTCCTTAGAAACAAAAGTTGAAAAATACAGACCCAAAACCGCTCAAGAAAAATTAGAATTGAGAAGTTTGGATTCAGGTCCATTCAATCAAAAGTTGACAGATTTTTTTGATGAAAAAGAGGAAGACCTTGAAAAGTCGGGGAAAAATGAGTATATTCTGACATCAGACGAAGTAGAAAACATTGTACCATCAGAAGTTAAAAAAAGTTTTGACATTACTCTACCTACACCTGATACAAATTTTAGATCCTATTATTGATTTTTTTATATTTTATCGTATATTAAAAGGGTTATTAAACCCTTTTTTTTTATTCACTATTTTAAATTTCTAAAAACAACATGATGAGTTCATTAGACGCCGTTTTGGCACAGTACGAGAAAAACCAATCAGGTGATGGTTTATCTCAAGAGGAAAAAATGAAGAAATACTTCGCTTGTATCCTCCCACAAAATTCCTCAACAGGACAAAAAAGAGTACGAATTCTCCCTACCAAAGATGGTTCGTCCCCATTCAAAGAAGTTTACTACCATGAACTTCAAGTCGGTGGAAAATGGGTAAAACTGTATGACCCAGGTAAAAATGATAATGAGAGGTCTCCTTTGAACGAGCTCTACGAAGAGTTGAGGTCTACAGGAAAAGAGTCAGACAAAGAGTTGGCAAAACAATATAATTCAAGAAAGTTTTATATTGTAAAAGTCATCGATCGTGATGCTGAAGAAGAGGGTGTAAAGTTTTGGAGGTTCAAACACAACTACAAAAATGATGGGATTCTTGATAAGATCATTCCTATTTGGAGACAAAAGGGTGATATCACAGACTCCGAAAAAGGTCGAGATTTAATTATTGAGATGGCAAAACAAAAAACACCCAAAGGTGCGGATTATACCGCAATCCAAACCATTATGCATGATGATCCGAGCCCACTACACACTGATCCAAAAATCAAAGAAGAGTGGCTTATGGATGAACTTACGTGGAATGATGTTTATTCTAAAAAACCAGTTGAGTATCTCGAAGCAATTTCAAGAGGAGAAACGCCACGTTGGGATTCTAACGCTAACAAGTACGTTTATGGAGATTCAACAGAATCACAAACGAGTATGGGTGGAGCGTCAACCTACGAGGATCCACAAGTGAACGCCGATCCAGACGAGGATCTCCCTTTCTAAGAATTGAGAAAAATGAAAAAAGTATACATTGCTTCAGACCACGCAGGGGTAGATTTGAAAGAACTACTTGTGAAAAGATTACAGTCGGATGGTTTAGATGCCGAGGATCTAGGACCTCACACCTATGATTCGGTCGACTACCCTGACTTCGCTCACAAAGTATCCAAGAAAATCTCAAATGAACCTGAGAATTTTGGAATACTCCTGTGTGGATCTGGTAATGGTGTATCAATTACATCCAACAAATGGGCAAATGTTAGAGCGGCAGTTTGTTGGAACTCTGAGACGGCATCTCTAGCAAGGTTACACAACAATGCAAACATATTGTGTATACCTGCTAGATTCGTCTCTGTAGAAGATGCTATCGATATTTTGGATTATTTTATGGAGACCAAATTCGAAGGTGGAAGACACGAAAGAAGAGTCAACAAAATTCACATACCAACACATTTAATTTAAGTTATGGCAATCAAGAAAAAAGATTTTACAGATATTAAGAAAAAGTTTTCCACATCCGCTAAATACAAGCCTCAAGAGTACTTTGATTTAGGCCGTGAATTTTTGGATGCCGTTGGCTTACCAGGCCCAGCGATTGGTCACATCAATATGTTACTCGGTCACTCTGACACGGGAAAAACCACCGCATTAATCAAAACAGCGATTGATGCTCAAAGGAGAAATATTCTACCCGTATTTATTATAACCGAACAGAAATGGGATTTTGGTCATGCAAAAATGATGGGCTTTGAATGTGATGAAATTGTTGATGAGTCAACAGGTGAAATAGATTGGGAGGGTTTCTTTTTATTCAACAACAATTTTTTGTACATAGAACAAATCACAGATTATATCAATGAAATTTTGGATGCCCAGGAAAAAGGAGAAATTGATTATGATTTAGTTTTCCTTTGGGATAGTGTGGGATCGGTACCTTGTAAAATGACTTATGACGGTAAAGGTGGTAAACAACACAACGCATCTGTTCTATCTGATAAAATTGGTATGGGTATCAATCAAAAAATTTCGGGAACAAGAAAATCTGAATCAAAGTTCCAAAACTCATTGGTAATTGTTGCTCAACCTTGGGTTGAGCTTCCTGATAATCCATTTGGACAACCCAAAATCAAGAGTAAAGGTGGTGAATCTATTTGGTTAAATTCATCGATCGTATTGTTGTTTGGGAATCAAAAGGGTGCTGGTACAACTAAAATTACGGCAACCAAGGACAAGAGAACTGTCAAATTTGCATCTCGTACCAAAATTTCAGTATTGAAAAACCACATTAATGGTTTGGGTTATGAGGATGGTAAAATCATTGTAACGCCTCATGGGTTTATTTCGGGTAAAGATAGTGCCGAAGAAAAAACTTCTGTTGAAAAATACAAAAAAGAATACGCCGATTATTGGAAAGAAATTCTCGGATTGGAAGGTGATTTTACATTGAAGGAAGAAACTGAGATAGATAATGAACAATAGTGAAAACATTATTAATTGATGGAGATAATTTATTCAATCTCGGATTCTTTGGTGTCAGAGACTTCTTTGTTGACGGAACACACATCGGTGGATTATACCATTTCATCGACGCCATTCGTAAACAATTGGACGAACACGATTACGACAAAGTATTTGTCGTTTGGGATGACGAACATAACTCAAGTAGGCGACGAGAAATATACCCTTACTATAAGTTAAATCGTAGAGAAAGACTGAATGAGTTCCAAAGAGAATCATTCAATATTCAAAAAAACAAAGTCCAAAATTATCTAGAGGAGTTTTTTATAAGGCAACTTAAAGTTCCTTATAATGAGGGTGATGATTTAATTTCCTACTATTGTCTACACGCGGAAAAAGAAACAATTACCATTTTTTCTTCAGATAAAGATTTACTTCAACTTTTAAATTCACGAATTAGTGTTTATTCTCCACTTCACAAAAAATATTTTTACGAAGGTGATAAAATAAAACTTGATGAAATAGAAGTTCCTCACGTTAACTTACTACTTGCTAAAATTTTATTAGGTGATAAATCTGATAATGTTTTTGGAATATTAAACTTCGGTGAAAAAACTTTGGTTAAATTTTTTCCAGAGGTATTGGAACATCCAACAACACTTGAACATATTCTAAATAAGACATCAGAAATATATCAAACTAAAAAATTGAAGGGTTTAGAAAATCTGATGAGTGGTAGATGTAAGAATTCGGAGGAGGGAGTGGAGTTTTTCAATAAAAGAAGAATGATTATGGATTTACAAAACCCTATGATAACTGAAAACGCAAAAGAGTTGGTCCTAGAAAACATTCGAGATAATATGGACCCTGAAGGAAGAAGTTACAAAAATGTTATTCGAATGATGACACAAGATGGGTTTTTTAAGTATCTCCCTAAAACAGATGAAGGGTTTGTTGAGTTCCTTCGTCCGTTTATGAAGTTAACAAGAAAAGAAAAAAGAAAATTCAACAGAGAAGAAAAAATTTGAAAAACCCAAAAAAACCCTTATATTTTAATAAATTCAATAAATTATGAAAGAACAAGATTTAACTAAGTTAGAATTCCTTATCACATTGAATAACAATATTGTTATTCAAAGATATTTCAATGTGAAAAATTACAATCCCGTGGCTGAGAGATCACTCGAAGTTTATGATTACATGAAATATTTTGTCGAAGAGTTTCTTACTGAACAGAAAATGAGGACCACAGTTTATATGATGGATCTCGTAAATGAGATTATGGAGGATCCTACAATATTGGAAACCTCTATGACCGATGGACCTGAAATTTTTCACTTCAAAATAATGAAAGAAAATATGACAATTTGTCATAGATCACTAGATGCAAAAATTTTTCCACCTAAAATAAGATACACCGTAGACATACGTCAGCAAGTAAAAAGTGTACTTAAGGACCTTACTGACATTTTTGCAGCGAAAGATTTTGAGACAAATTACCTTGACTATAGTCTAGTTTGATTGTATTTATAATAAATCCACCGAAAAACCCATCGGTTAAAGACCGATGGGATGGAAGGTGTGAATTGACTAAAAAAACCAAATGAAAAACATCCAAATTAAAGGATATAAACAAACATCGTCAGGAACTGACGATTACAGACGTGGAGATGAAATAAGACCAACTATTGTTGGCACAATCAATGAAACGTTTAAAATTCTGAACTTGGTTTCAGAATCCCAACCAACTTCGGTGGTTGGGTAGTTCAACAATACGCAAAAGAAAAAATTATGTCGAGAAACTTTGAATATCTAGGAGAAACTTTCCAATTACAACTTATCAATCAACTTATTGTTGAGAAGGATTTTTCACACACTATTCTCGACGTGTTAGAATCAACACACTTCGAAAACAAGTATTTCAAAACACTTGTTCAACTGATAAAAGAGTATTACATCAAGTATGAATGCTCTCCCTCCTTTGAAACACTTTATCAAATTGTTAAAAGTGAATTTCCACAAGAACTGATGTTGAAGATATTGAATGATACAATATCAAAAATTCAAAAAGCCCCCATCGATGGTCTTGCCTTTGTACAAGAAAAAGCCCTGAAGTTCTGTAAACAACAAGAATTACAGAAAGCCATTACCAAATCGCAAAAGATATTGGATAGTGGGGAGTTCGAAAATTACGACAAGTTAGAGGAACTGATTAAATCGGCTCTTCAGATTGGAGAAAACAACAAAAACATTGTAGATGTTTTCGATGATCTCGAGGACCTTCTTAAAGAAGATTTCAGACACCCAATTCCTATGGGTATACCTGGTATCGACAACCTATTAAAAGGTGGACTAGCAAAGGGAGAATTGGGTGTAATACTCGCTCCGACAGGGGTTGGTAAATCGACCATTCTTACTAAGATTGCAAACACAGCGTTTAACTTAGGATTTAACGTACTTCAAATATTTTTCGAGGACAACTTGAAAGTAATCCAAAGAAAACACTTCACACTTTGGACTGGAATTTCTCCCGATGACTTACCAAAACATAAAGATGATGTAATTGCTAAAGCTAAAGAAATCCAAAACAATTCTCAAAATAATTTATACCTTAAAAAACTAGCTTCAGATACCTATACTATGACTCAAATCAAAAGTATGGTAAGAAAAATGATAGCCGATGGTAACCCAATTGATATGATTGTTTTGGATTATATCGATTGTATTGTTCCTGATAAAA